CCCTACCCGCTCTTCACCGACGACGACGGCGTGGCGCTCGAGGATGGTTATATCTACATCGGCACCGCCAACCTCGACCCGGTGGCGAACCCGATTAACGTCTACTTCAACCAGTCGCTGACGCTACTGGCATCGCAGCCGATCCGCACGTCGGGCGGGTATCCGGTGTACGAAGGCTCGCCCGCGCGGCTCTTCGCCAACAGCGACTACAGCATCCGCGTCCTCGACAAGACGGGCTCGCTCGTGTTCTCAGCGGCAACGGCGGCGAGCGGCTCGGGCGACGTGGTGACGACAACCGCGACGCAGACGCTGAGCAACAAAACGCTGACGGCGGTCGTGCTCGGCACGCCGGCCTCGGGGACGCTCACCAACTGCACGGGCCTTCCCGTATCAACGGGCATCAGCGGCACCGGCGCAGGCGTGACGGCGTTCCTTGCAACGCCCTCGAGCGCCAACCTGCGCACGGCGTTGACGGATGAGACGGGCACCGGCTCTGCCGTGTTCGCGACGAATCCGACCATCGTCGGCACGACCATCACGGGCAACGCCCAGACAACCCCGGTGGCGGTGACGTTCAGCGCAACGGCGATGGCGATTGATTGCGCTCTCTCGAACGTTTTCACCGTCACGATGTCGGGCACCGTCACGACCGCGCCGACGTTCTCGAACCTGAAGAACGGGCAGACCATCAACTGGTTCATTACGCAGGACGCGACCGGCAGCAGAACGATGACGTGGCCGGCGACGTTCAAGTGGCCAGGCGCGAGCGCTGGCGTACTCTCGACCGGGCCTAACGATGTCGACCTGTTGGTGGCAACGTATATGTCGGCAACCGGTTTCTGGTACGCCACGCTGCTGAAGGACTTCTCGTGAGCTTTGCGGCACGAATGGTGGGCGCCACCGTTGGCGGTGGCGGTGGCGGTACGGGCGTTTTCCTCAACCGCTTCACCTCGACTAACGAGCGCCTGGCGGCGTCTGGAACCTCGACCGTTACTATGACGGCGAACACCAACGGCACGCTGACTGTCGTCGGCAACGGCAATACCATCGATGGCACCATTACGCCGAATCCGGGGTACTACTCGCCGACAACGGCGCTGATCGGTGCAAATTATCAGATGCGCATCACGCCGACGGCGGGCTCGTTTTCGACGGGCACGGTTAATACCTGGCTGCCCGTCACGCCCTCGGCGCTCGTCTGGACGGTTGTGGCTAACAGCACGACGCCCGCCAAGGCGGTGACGTTCACGATCGAGGTTCGGCTTTCCGCTACAGCCACCGTGCTCGCGACAACCACGGGCAACGTCATCGACTGCGAGTACGTGCAGACCTGATGCGCTACCAACTCGGCCAACGCTCGCGTGAGCGCCTGCAAGGCGTGCATCCAGACCTCGTGCGCGTCGTCGAGCGCGCTATCGAGCTCACGTCGGTGGACTTCACTGTGCTCGAGGGGCTGCGCACGACCGACCGGCAGAAAACGCTGGTGGCGGCGGGCGCGTCCAAGACGATGAACAGCCGGCACATTACCGGACACGCCGTGGATCTCGGCGCTTACGTCGACGGGCAGGTGGACTGGTCGTGGCCGCTCTACGAGCGCATTGCGTCGGCGATGAAGCTGGCGGCGAAGGAGCTGAATGTCATGATCGTCTGGGGCGGCGACTGGCGCACGTTCAAGGATGGTCCGCACTTCGAACTCGACCGCAAGGCGTATCCTCCCGTATGATCGGCTTAGCCGGCCCTGCGCTTGGTCCTCTCCCCTTGCCGTCATGGGCGCAGGTGTCCGGCCCTACGAGGTGCAGATGAACCCTCTCCTTCTCGCTCCCGTCCTCGAAGTCGGCAAAAGCATCATCGAGCGGCTGTTCCCGGACAAGACCGCAGCCGCCCAGGCGGAGGCGGAGTTCTTGCGCCTGGCGATGGACGGGGAGCTTAAGCAGGTCATCGCCCAGCTCGAGATCAACGCCCGCGAGGCGCAGCATCCGAGCATCTGGGTCGCAGGCTGGCGCCCGTTCTTCGGCTGGGTGGGCGGCACGGCGTTCGCCTACGTCGGCGTCGCAAAGCCGCTTCTGACGTGGGTGGCGCTCATCAACGGCTGGCCCGCGCTGCCCGATATCGACATGGAGTTTCTCTGGGTCGTCGTGTCGGGGTTGCTAGGTATTGGGGGTTTGAGGACATACGAAAAGAAAACTGGCGTTACTCGATAGCCGTCTCCATCTTCTGAATAAACGCCCGCATCTCCCGCGCCTGCTCAACCAACTGGTCCAGCGACATCTCGATCCTGCGCAGGGCGACACGCGCTCCACGCTGACCGGTGCCTGTCGAGAGGTCGAACTTCGATAGGCTGTTCATCTCCGAAAAGGCGTCGAACATCGCGTGCTTCATGGTCGGGCGGGGGTCGGTCATGCGTCACCTCGCTTGCGGATGGCGTCGGCAATGTACTTCGGGTGCTGCACATCCAGGTTTTCAACCATAGCGGCACATGCCTCACGCTCGGCTGCGGCGACGAGAGCGGCGAAGCGCTCAGCCCTAGGGTCTATGTGCCACGCAAGATATCCAGCCTCTTTCGCCATGCGGATAATGTCGTCTCTGGTCATTTCAAAATCTCCCGCTCCAGAATCTCGACCATCTCGCCAATCTCCTCAATCAGATAATCAGGCGTCTTTGTGTCTCGATAAATGCCGACCGATTCAAGCGCCGAGAGAAGGCGCATCAGTCGTAACAGTTCTTGCTTGGTCATTCCACATGCCTCCACGTCTGCCGCGTCACTATGGACTCGATGGCTCGTTTGCTTACGTCGAACTTCCGCGCCAGCACGCGGTAGCTAAGCTCCGGGTGAAGCTGGCGGATCAGGCGCACGTCGTCGGCGCTCAGCTTGCAGAAATAGTTTGGGCGATCCATGGTCTGCTATATCTCCATCCGTTGATGCCTTCCGCCGCGCTCATGCGCTTTTTCGCATAAATCGCCGCGATGCCGCCTTCGATCTTGCCGACGTGCTCGGCCTCCGCAATGCGCCGACGCTCAGCGCGCAGCTCGCGCTCCATCTCGCGCACGTACCGAATGCGCAGGGCCTTGTGCTGCAAGTCATGGCGGCGCACCCAATTCGTCACCGTATGGCGCGTAACCTTCAGCTCCCGCGCGATCTCGTCGCTGTTCATGGTCTCGAGCATCGCAATGAGGCGGTCGAGGCCCGGAAACTTGCGGTTATGAATGCGGCGCGCTTTCGTCCGTGCGTTCGCCATCGACGTTTCCCAGAAAATCATCTCTTTCATCGGAAGAATCCCCTAATCATCTCGACGCCTGCGGCGGCGAATACCATCAGCGCAAAGCCAACCCAGAGGACGACGACGTAAGCCGCCATGCGCTCACGTGACATCTGCTTGCGTTCCCACCATTCTTTATATTCGGCAGCATCGTCGTAGGTCGGGAACGGACCCCGCACGGGGTCGGCTGAACGCAGCGGATGGTTGGTGATCTTGTAGCCGTCGTCGGTTAGAACAATCCACCAGCGGTCGTCTTTCATCGCTGCGCCTCCTGCGCCCAGCGCTGGTTCTGCGCGTCTTGCAGGTCGAGCTGGCGGTGCAGACCCTCCCAGAACATCGCGCCAAACGCACAACCAATCGCGCCCAATACGATGAACTCGAACGCCAGGCGCTTAACGGCGCGCAGGCGCTGACGGTTAATCCGCTGCTTTATCGTCATCTTTCATTCCCCGAAGAATGTAATGCAGGACTTGGCCTGCAATCGTCCGCGTCTGCTCTTCAGCGTGTCGCTTTAACTGCTCCTCGACATTCGCAGGGATGCGAAAGCTAAGGTATTTGTCCTTTTTCAATGAATTTCATCACTTTTTCGCGTGCTTCACTGCACCCTGCACACACTATCGCACAATGTCCGATAATGTTTAAATAGTCTATCCATGACTTTTGTTCACGCGAAACGCGCCCTCCTTGAGAGCGCTTCATCTCGATCCAGAGTAGCCATTCGGGGATGAAGAGGTCGGGGACGCCGGCGCTCACGCCTTCAACTTTCAGGCGCGAGGCGGCGGAGATGGAGCGGGACTCGCCATTGGGAATGGCGAAAATCCGCACTTCGGGGAAGGTCTTGCGGAACCAGGAGACGAACTCGGCTTGCTCGAGGTGTTCGGATTTAACCTTTAAAACGGGATCTGCTGTAGCCACGCGGGACACGCGTCCAGCGTCGCTGCGAAATCCTCTGGCGGTCTTGAATCGAACTCGGCGCATGAGCCATCCTCGAGATAATGCTCGCAAGTATGGCAGCAACGGGGCGGTTTTGGGCGGTCACGGTATCGCGCAACGAACTCGGGCTCCTTATGGCGCATCTTTGACGAACACTCCGTCAGGTCGAAGGTGGCCCGTGCGATCCTTGATTTCGTCGTAGGCATTGCTCAGGCACTCCAGCAAATCGAATCCCGCGCACTTCGAGCCAATGATAAGCGTCACGAGGATGTCGCCATATGCGTCCGACATCTCGGCGCGGCTCTGGCGATTGATGGCCGATACCAGCTCGGCGACCTCCTCGATCGTCTTGCTCGCCTGCGCCAACGGCGTCGAGTTCGGAATGATGCGGCGTTGGGCCGCCCAGTCAACAACCAGGTCGTGGAGTACGTCAAACTTCACCATTCTCTCCGGTGGACTCGATCAAACTTACCGTTGCGCTTGTAGAACAGGCGCCGCGGCGGTCGCGCATCATTCAGCGCGCGGCTGATAACGTCAAGGTCTAACGAGTTATCACGAATCCATTCTCCGGCTGAATACCATAGAATATGCGCCAGCTCTCCCCGCGCCTTACGCCCGGCATATCCGTCGTGCATGACGGGGTAATACTCCGTCAACGGCTCGTCAGAGATCGCGCGCGCATAGTACGTCACGCGCAGCATCGCGGCACCCGACGCCCTCGAGACATGCCGGCGCCAGATCCAGCGCGCGACATCCATACGCCGCTCGGACGTGCCGAGAATGTCGTCCGCGTGCAGCTTGAGCCAGCGCGTGCGATCGCGCTGGGGGAACTCGTAGCCGCACTCAGGGCAGACGGTGTAAGAAAGATGGATCAGCTCTGCGCACTCGGGGCACGCCTTCACTGGCGCCTCTCCCGTTGGCTTGCCAGGCTGCGGCATCTGCACGTCTGTCAGCGGGCCGTGCGTGGCAACGACGCCGGCGAAGTCGAGTATGAGGCAATCCGTCTTGCCTGGCGCGATGCGCAACCCTCGCCCCGCCATCTGAACGTAGAGACCAGGCGAGGCGGTCGGGCGCAGCATGGCGACAAGATCAATGCCGGGCACATCAACGCCGGTCGTGAGACAGTTCGCGTTGGTGAGCGCTCGCAGGCGTCCCGCCTTGAACTCCTCGAGCATCCGCTCGCGGTCTGCTTTTGATGTCTCGCCGGTGACTGTATCGCAATTGATACCGCACGCCCGTATCTGTTCGGATACAGCGTAAGCGTGATCGACGCCCGCGCAGAAGATGAGCCAGGTCTTACGCTCACGCCCGCGGAGGATGATCTCTTCGACGACGCTCACGTTCTGCGCCGTCGTGTTCACGCGCTCCGACAGCTCCGACTCGATGAAGTCGCCGCCGCGCTTGTGAATGCCGTCGGTGTCGTACGTCAGCTCCGTGTGCTTTGACTTCAACGGCGCGAGATAGCCCGCCTTTATCAACTCCCGCACGTCCGTCGGTTCGATGAGGTCGTCGAAGAGAGCGGGCGCGTCTGTAATCAGGCCGTGCCCGAGGCGGTACGGCGTGGCGGTGAGGCCGATCACGCGCAGGGCGGGGTTGATGGCTAGCAGGTCATCGAGAAGGCGGCGATAACTTCCCACGTTGGCGTGAGACACCAGATGGCACTCGTCGATGATGGCGAGGTCGACGTGTCCGATATCCTTCGCCCGGCTGCGCACCGACTGAATGCCCGCAAACGTAATCTGGTCGAGCTGCCGCCTCCCGATGCTGGCGCTGTAAATGCCGAGCGGCGCATCCGGCCAGAGCGCGCGCAGTTTCTCCGCGTTCTGCTCGATCAGCTCCTTCTGATGCGTCAGCATCAAAACGCGCGTCTCGGGCCATTTCTGGAGCGCATCGCGGCAGAGCTCGGCAATGACGATGCTTTTGCCCGACCCGGTTGGCATCACGACGCAGGGGTTGCCTGTCTCGTGACGCTCGAACCAGGCGTAGAGCATCTCGATGGCGGCGCGTTGGTAAGGTCGAAGGTTCAGCATCTTAGAAAAGCTCCAGATTCTGTTCCGTTTTTGAACTCGAATTAATTCGCTCCTGCTGTAACGTCGCGTATTCCGGGTTGAGTTCGCACCCGATATATTGTCTGCCGTGCTGAATGGATACCTGCGCCGTGGTTCCGCTGCCCATGAAAGGATCAAGCACAATGTCTCCGGGCTTGCTGCCCGCAAGAATGCAGGGCTCGATTAGCGCAGGCGGGAAGGTGGCGAAGTGGGCGCCTTTGTAGGGGCGGGTCGCCACTGACCAGACGCTGCGTCGGTTTCGGGTTTCGCTGCCGTTGAACTGTCCACCAGTCGAGTGGTGCACGTCGTCGCCTTTGTTGCCGCCGATCTTGTCATTGCGCACACGGCCAGCCTGCACTGCTGGCTCTCGCATCGCCTCGCTGTCGAATAAGTACCGCTCCGACTTCGAGAGCAGGAAGATGTACTCATGCGCCTTGGTGCAGCGGTCGCGCACCGACTCAGGCATCGGGTTTGGCTTGTGCCAGATGATGTCTTGGCGCAGATACCAGCCGTCAGCTCGGAGGGCGAAAGCGAGCATCCAAGGGATGCCGATCAAGTCTTTATGCTTCAACCCAATCGCTGATGCGTTTCTATGCGCCGCTCCTCGCTTCTCGTCGCCCATGCCTCTGAATGCGCGCTCGTCGCCTTTCCCGCTAACGCCTCCTGACACGGTTTGCGCTGGCATATGTGTGCCGCCACGTTGCGCTGCATAACTGTCGCCAATGTTCAGCCACAACGTCCCATCGTCAGTCAGCACATCTCTGACGCAGCGAAACACCTCAACCATTGCGGCGATATATTCATCTGGCGTCGGCTCCAGCCCTATCTGCCCGGCGTGTCCGTAATCGCGCAGACCAAAGTAGGGCGGGCTGGTAACGCACATCTGCGCCTTTACGCCTTCCGCCGCCCATCGCCGCATAGTGTCTCGGCAGTCTCCAAATTCTATGACGTTCACCCCGCAACCTCCCCGCCGAACTCTTGGCGCAGGCTCTCAACGAGAGGATCATCCGTCGAGCAGAGCAGCGGATTTGCGATAATCTCCGCGCTGCTGTAGCCGGTCTCGCCGTTGCGCACTTCGGTGCCGTCGATGAGATAGATCACCTCCCATTCGCTTTCGGCTTCCTTCATCTTCCACGGCACCAAGTCGGGATGAAGGACGTGCGAGCGGCAACCGCTGCGCTGCGCCTCGACGGGGATGGCATCATCCCAGCGGGCGCAATGCCAGTCGTTCTCCCGCGGCGTGGCGTGGGCGCAGGTGCGGCAGTTCGTCTGCTTCGTGAGCTGGTAGTCATGGCAGAACTCGTACGCCGGGCAGAACTTACACTGGAACCAGCTCGGGTCGGTGCTAACGGGCGGCGGCATCCGCTCCGTCTGAGCAATGCGAATCATGCGGTCGCGGTACTTCTCCGCCACCGTTGCATCAAAGCGCACGCGCTCGCTGTAGAGACTGTCGTCGTCCTTATTCACGACCACATACAGCGCGCGGTCGATGCCCGTCGCCAGCATGTAGAGCTGCATCTGGACGAAGTGGGTCGGCTGCGCCTTCTCGACGCCCTCTTTCGAAAGCTTGGCGAAGTTCTTCGTGTTCATCGTCTTGAACTCGGCGATATGCCGTTTGCGCTCTGCGCCTGGCACGCCGCCTTCGATGATGCCGTCGATGCTGCCGCCCGTATGCCAGCCGAAGCTGATGCGGCGCTGGCGGATGCCCGTCTCGTGTATGTCGACGCCGATCATGCGCAGGTCGCGCACGAACGTCGCCTCCTCGTCTTGCCCGCGGCGGAAGATGCGCAGGGTCCGACCGGGGATCTTCTGCCGCACCGCCCAACGGAAGGACAGCCACAACCAGCGGTCGCAGGGATGGCCCGCTACCGAGCAGCCGAGGTGCTCGCGGGGCGCGTCGTTATCCTCGCGGATCTTCTCGTGCGCGGCATCAATCAGCGCGGCGATGGTATTACTGGGCGGTGGGATCTTGGCCATGGTTCTCTCCGGTGGAAAGCCCACGCACACGGCGCGGGCTGTCGTTTACTTCTTCGCCCAGGGCGGCGCGGCTTTGGCTGAGGACGCCGCAGGAGCCGCCGTAACAGGCGCGGAGCCCGAGGGCGCACGGAACCCGCGGACCTCGTTCTGCGCAGCGTAGCCGTTCTCCGCGGGGCGTATGGAGAGCTTAATCTGGAGCGGGCAGCCAATGAGCTGGTCCGTATCCTCGATGCGTCCGATGCCGACCGAGCGCATCAGTTCGCCGAGCTGCTGGCGGCCGATCTCCTCAGCTTTCTGCGACTTGTTCATGATGTTGAGGTTGCCGAACACGACGCGACCCGCCTTCGTCGGTCCCGTGATGTTGTAGCGGCAGCGAATGTATTGCCCGGTGCCGTCCTTCGTCACGCGGATCTCAGCGTCGCCGATGTCGGCGGAATACCAACCCTCGGGGAGCGGTTCATAATCACCGCGGCTTTCCGGAAGTTCGTCTGCGGTAAATCCGATGTCTAGTCTTGCCATTTCACTTCTCCTCGATACTGAAGCTCGGGCGTCCCGGCTTCGCGGTAATTGCGCGTGCAAGCGCGTTGGTTACGTTCTCCGGTGCTACGCCCCAGGCGCGCAGGATGATCTCGGGTTTCCATCGGAACAAGGTTGAGAGGTACTCCCCGATCCCGTGCTCCGCCGCCAGCTCCTGCGCCATCTCGGCGTCAACCTTGCGGTCGATGCGTCCGACGATCTTCAAGGCGTGGCGATCCAGCTCCCGACGCTCGGTGCCGTCGAGGTCAGCCGCGATCTCAAGGCGGCGGATCAGCTCGTCCTCGATGTCCCGCCGATGCTCCACCGCCGCGCGTTCAGTCTGCTTCGCCTCGAGCCAGTCGGCGGCGAGGTCGTCGACGCTGTAGTTATCGAACACGCCCATCACGCGCCTCCCATGATCTTCTTGATGATTTCGGAAAAGTCAGGCGCTTCCCACTGGTCGAGTTTTCCAGACCGGTCCTTCGCCAGCCACGAGCCGTCACCGTCGCAGAGCAGCGCGCGGTAGGCGTTGCCATCCGCATCCCGCTCGACGCGAAGGGCGAGCACCTCGTCGAAGAAGTACGGCAACTGCTGGCCCGTCTTGTTGCCCGGCATTGATGGGGCGTAGAGCATCTTCCCCATCTCGTCCTGCGACTTGTCGAGCTTCGCACTCATGTAGACGTGCCGCCCAGGCAGGTCACGGAAGGCGCGAATGAGATCGGCCATCTGCTCCTGCATGGCGCCGTATGCTTGGCGCGGGTCTTTCGTTGCTTTCTTCTCGGCGTTTAGTACGACCTCGGCGATTTCGCTGATGCTGTCGAGCGCAACCGATTCAAACTCCATCGCCTCGGCAGAGCCGACGAGCCAAGCGTAGGCTTCGTGCAGGTCAGCAATCGACTTGATCTCGATGAACGGAACATCCGCGTCGGCGATCGAGAGCAGGCCGCCTTCGGCGCTAAGCACGATTGGCTTCGGAAGCGTCGGGATCAGCGACGTTTTGCCCGCGCCAGCAGCGCCGTAGACCAGGAGTTTGACTCCCGAGCGCCCGATGGCGGAGGAGCGTTTGAGCTGGATAGCCATGATGGTTTGTTCCCCCTACCTTATGCTTGTACTTCGATTCGACCGTGCAGAATGTCGAGCACGGTGTCGCGATTCTCTAGGCTCACCATATCCCACGTCGCGCGTTGACGGCGGTTGAACTCGTCAAAGTTGATCAGACCCTCGTCGTATTCGCGCGCGTTGTTTTTGATGATCGCGGCGATCTCAAAGTTTGCTGCGTCGATAAATCTCATCTTTTTCATCTCCTTCCTGCGCCTTCGGTGAATCCGTTCGCGCATGGGTTGAACAATACAACCTTTCCGCTTACCATGTCAACACGTTGCGACAAACAAAAACGACACGGAGAGCGGATGAAAACGAAAGAGGCGATTAAATACTTCGGCAGCGTGAAGCGGCTGGCGGATGTCTTGGGGATCTGGCCCCAGGTTATTTATACGTGGGGCGACGAGCCGCCAATGGCTCGGCAGTACGAGCTTGAGGTCAAGTCTAAGGGAGACCTAAAGGCAGAGACGAATGACAACGAAGGCTGACGCCGCGCTCGCATATGCATCCTGGGGCTGGCATGTTCTGCCCGTGCTCCCCAACGCCAAGACGCCGGCAACCCGGCATGGCGTCAACGATGCGACAACCGACCCCGAGCAGATCAAACGCTGGTGGCAGGAAAACCCCGACTACAACGTCGGCATCGCAGCGGGAGCCGTCTCCGGTCTCATCGTCTGCGACATCGACCCGCGTAACGGCGGCAACGACGGCTGGCGGGACTGGCTAGACGCCAACGGAGACCATGACGACGACGGGCCGTGCCAGCTCACCGCAGGCGGTGGACAGCACTGGCTTTTCGCCTACGTCGACGGCGTGCGCTCCTGCAAGCTCGAGCAGGGCGTCGATCTTCTGAGCGACGGGCGCTATTTCCTGGCCTTCCCGTCCGAGATCAACGGCAACACCTACGAGTGGGAAGCGTCGTCCGACCCGTTCGACGGCGTTGCGCCTGCGACGCTCAAGACCCGATGGCTCAATGCCATGCAGGCGCAGCGCAAGAGCGTCGTGCCTGCGGCTAACGGCAACCTCATTCAGGGCAATCGGAACAGCGGACTCACCGCGCTGGGCGGCGCCATGCGCAGCTTCGGCATGGCCGAGGCGGAGATCCTGGCGGCCCTGACCGTCATCAACGAGACGCGCTGCGAGATCCCGCTCCCCACCAGCGAGGTCAGCCAGATTGCTCGCTCCGTCGCTCGCTACGAGCCCGAGGCGGACGTGGCGGCGAGCGTGGCGATAGGTTCAGACGCAGCCGAAGCCATCATCGCGGCCGAGCGAGCCAAGAGCGCTGACTACTATCTGACGCGGGCGACGAGCTACCTGCTCCAGCCATCTCCGCTTGAGTGGGTGGTGAAAGGCTGGCTACCCGACAACGGCGTTTCGATGGTGTTCGGTGAGTCTGGCGGCGGCAAGACCATGATGATGCTCGACGTTGCCTGCCATATCGCCACCGGCAAGCCGTGGCGTGGGCTGCGCACCAAAGCTGGCGTCGTGGTCTACCTCGCGGGCGAGGGTCACTACGGCCTGCGTCAGCGCGTCGCCGCCTGGTGTCGGCATCATGGCGTGGATCGGATCGACGACCTTCTCATAACCAACAAAGCCATCGAGGCGGATGCGCCCAACGCGGCCGTCACCATCATTCGAGCAATTCGAGAGATCGTGCCGGACGGGGAAAGGATCGCCTACATCATTCTCGACACCGTTGCGGCTCACATGGGAGGCGATGACAACCTAACGAGAGACTCGAACAAGCTGCTCGGGCAACTCAACATCGTAGCCAG